ACACGGTAGCAGTACACGAATTGATATTGCGGTATAACAATGAAATCGAAAAAGCAAAAAAACAGAAAATGAAATGTTTAGAAGTGCTTTTGAAATTTGGAGAAACAAATAAAAAAGAAAGTATCTCTTCAAGTGATAATTTCATAGAAGCACTAAAACAAGAAACAGAGTGTTTAGATTGGAGTGATACAGATGATACAGAATAATATTGCAGTATTCCAATTTAAGCCATTTTCACAAAAGCAAAAGAAGGTTTTGACATGGTGGCTTTCAAATTCTCCAGTAAATCAATGTAATGGTATTATAGCAGATGGAGCAATTCGTTCTGGAAAAACAGTGTCTATGTCGTTATCTTTTGTGATATGGGCAATGCAATGCTTTGAATATAAAAATTTTGCTATGTGTGGTAAAACAATAGGCTCTTTTAGAAGAAATGTATTATTGGTATTAAAAAATATGTTACAGACAATAGGATATGTTTTAGAAGAACATAGAACAGATAATATGATTGAAATAAAAGGGAATGGTACAACAAACTATTTTTACGTTTTTGGAGGAAAAGATGAACGCTCTCAAGACTTAATACAAGGCATTACACTAGCAGGTGTATTTTTTGATGAAGTAGCACTTATGCCAGAAACTTTTGTAAATCAAGCTACAGGAAGATGTTCAGAAAAAGGTTCTAAATTTTGGTTTAACTGCAATCCTGAAGGTCCTTATCATTGGTTTAAAGTAAATTGGATTGATAAAAAAGATAATAGCGAAAAAGGAAAAAATCTATACTATTTACATTTTACTATGAATGATAATATTTCATTGTCAGAGGAAATTAAAAAGAGATACCAAAATATGTATGCAGGTGTTTTCTATTTAAGATATGTGCTAGGAAAATGGGTACTTGCTGATGGTGTGATATATGATATGTTTTCAGAAGAAAGAAATACTTATCAAAATATACCAGATAGCATAAAGTCTACTGCAAGAAGATATATTAGTTGCGATTATGGTACAAGCAATCCTATGGTATTTTTAGATATTTGGGACGATGGAGATGTGATATGGATAGACAATGAATATTATTATGACAGCAGAGAGAAAAAAGTACAAAAGTCTGATAACAGATATGGAGATGATTTTGACGATTTTGTAGCATTAGAGAATAAAGTACCTTCTTGGGTAATCATAGACCCTTCTGCAGCAAATTTTGCAACAGAATTGAAAAATATGAGATATAGAGTAAAGCAAGGAGATAATAGTGTATTAGAAGGGATAAGACTTGTTGCTACAATGTTGGATAAAGCAAAAATAAAAGTAAATGTAAAATGTGTGAATTGGTTAAAAGAAATAAGAGGATATGTATGGGATACAAAGGCACAAGAACATGGAAAAGAAAAACCTGTTGAAATAGGTGACCACGCTATGGACGCAACAAGATATTTTGTAAAAACAATAATACCGAATAGGAGATTTGCAAAATGAGCAGAAAAAAGAAAATAAAAACAAAAGATAGTAAAAATACAATATGTTCTCCAAGTAGAGAAAATCGTGTCAATACATTTTTTTTGGAGCAATTATTACAAAGAAAAACAATGTTTGATGGTTTTTCTAATGCTTCTGCTAGAATAGGAGAAGGTACAACAAATTTATTGGAAGGAACAGAATATAAAAACAATAGATTATCTTTTGACTGGAATTTATTAAATACGCTTTATAGAGAACATTGGATTGTAAGGCGAATTGTAGATGTTGTAGCAGAGGATATGGTAAAAAACTGGTATAAAATAAAATCACAATTAGAACCTAAAAATATGAAAAAAATAGCTATATTAGAAAGAAAGACACAACTAAGAGCAAGAATATTAGAAGGTTTAAGGTGGGCAAGATTATATGGTGGTGCAGCAGGTGTGATTATGATACAAGGGCAGGAAGATATGCTTGCCCAGCCGTTAGAACTAGATACATTATTGCCAAATTGTTTTAAAGGACTTCTTATATTGGATAGATGGAATGGTATTTATCCAGATATGAAGCTAGTAGAAGACAGCAATAATATTGATTTTGGTTTGCCTAAATATTATCATATTCGTTCTGATGCTATTGGTACAGGAATAAAAGTACATCATAGCAGAATTGTAAGATTTATAAACAGGGATTTACCTTATATTGAGAAATTGATGGAAAGTCACTGGGGAGCTTCAGAGTTAGAACACATTTATGATGAACTGAAAAAGAGGGATAATACAAGCTGGAATATTGCAACACTGATATTTTCAGCAAATTTAAAAGTGTATCAGATGGACGGCTTTGAGCAAATGGCGTTAATGGATGAGCAAGTACTAGGAGATTTATATAAAACGCTTATGCTTATGAACGAAATGATGAATAACAACAGTATGCAGGTAATTGGTAAAAATGATACATTTGATACAAGACAATATACATTTAGTGGATTATCTGACGTTTATTCGGAGTTTATGATGGACGTAGCAGGTGCAGCAGAAATGCCTGTTACAAAATTGTTTGGACGCTCTCCCGCTGGTATGAATGCTACTGGAGAAAGTGATATGCAAAATTATTATGATAGTGTAGAACAAAAACAAGAAGCCTGTTTGCGTCCTGTATTGGAAAAGCTGTTACCTATATTATGTATTTCTGCTTTTGGTGCAGTACCAGATGATTTAGAAGTAGAATTTAATACTTGCAGAAGACCAACAGAGGAAGAAAGAAAGACATTAGCACAACAAATTGCTTCTTCTATAAATGAAATTTATAATTCTGGCTTAATCAGTCAAAAAACGGCATTGAAAGAATTAAGGCAATCTTCTGAAAATACAGGTATGTGGACAAATATTACAGATGAGGATATAGAAAAGGCAAGTGATGAAACAGCATTTCCTGCAGAGGATTTGACACAACCGCCTTCTTTTTTTCAAAATGAGGAAATAGACTATGAACAAAAAGAATGAATACAAAAAGGTATGGAAAACAAGTAAAAGATTGGAAAGAAATTATGAAAGAATATTAAAAGTAGTACAAAATCAGTTTTTTCAAGCAATAGCAAATCAAAATAATGCGAATGAAATGATAAATACATTAAAAGTAATTTCAAGACAACATTCTTTTGAAACGTATTGTCAAGAAATTGCTTTAAAAATGGTAACTTCTGTTTATAAAAAAACAGAGGGAAATTGGAGAAAAGCAGCAGAACAAAATACAAAAGGACGTAAAATTTATGAAGCATTAAAAAAAGAGAAAAACAATATCATAATGGAAAATGCCATACAAAAATTAGTAGAACAAAATGCTGTATTGATAAAAACATTGCCTTTAGATATTGCAAATGATATTACAAAATATATTGAAAAAGAAACAACAAAAGGCAGAAGGGCAGAGGAATTAGCACAAGAAATCAAAACAAAATTTCCACAAAAATCAAAGGCAAATGCAAAATGTATTGCAAGAACAGAAGTCAGCAAAGCACAATCTGCACTCACAAAAACAAGAGCGGAACTACTCAATATACAATGGTATACCTGGAGAACCTCTCAAGATGAAAGAGTAAGAAATGCACATAAACATATGGAAGGAGTGCTTGTGAGTTGGAAAGACCCACCTTCTCCTGAACAGCTTTCAAAATCAAAATATCAGTATGGTAAATATCATGCAGGAGAAATATTTAATTGTAGGTGTTATGCAGAACCTATTGTGGATATTCGTTTTGTAAAATTCCCTTGTAAAGTATATTATCATAGCAATATTGTAAGAATGACAAAAGCAGAGTTTTTAAAAATAATGTAGAGAGGAGGAAAATTGTTGCAATTAAAAAATAAAATAGCGAAAGACAAAAAAGCCTTTTATGGTAGTCGTATCAGTGAAAACAGAATACGAACACCAGAGGGCTTTTTAATATGCAAAAATGTACCTATTGCAAAAGTAGGTACACAACAATATTTGGGCGAGGAGTTAGGGCTAGAGGGATATGAAAATATATTAGTAGAAGTTGTTAGAACAGAACAAGAAGTGTTTTCTCCTAAAACAATAGCAAGTTTTGAAGGAAAGCCTTTTACAGACGACCACCCAGAACAATCAGAATTTGTAACAACAGAAAATTATAAGCAATATGTAAAAGGTCATGTGACAAATGTAAGAAGGGGAGAAGGGGATTTTTCAGATAAATTACTTGCAGATATTATAGTATATGACAAAACGGTAATAGAGGAAATTGAAAGTGGTAGAAAAAGAGAAATTAGCTGTGGCTATGGCTGTGATTATGACATAGATGAAAATGGAAATATATTTCAAATCAATATTACAGGAAATCATGTTGCATTAGTAAATGAAGGCAGAGCAGGACACAATGTAAGAATATTAGACCATAATAAGAATAAAAAAGGAGTTGTAAAAACTATGGCAAAAATGAAAACAAAAAAACAAATTATTGCAAGACTTTTTCCATCTTTCACAAAAGACGCTTCTCCAGAGGAAATTGAAGAAGTTGTAACTGCTATTAGTGAAGTACAAGATGAAGAAGCAGAAGTACCAACAACACAGGACGAAGAACCAGCAGCACAAGAAAGTAAGCCAACAGCAGATGATGATGTGCTTTCTAAAGTGCTAGATGGTATACAAGCGTTAAAAGATGAAATAGGAGAATTAAAAGCAGCAAATCAGCAGCAAAATGACCCTCTGGCAAAATTAGAACAGCAGCTTGCAAATGAAGTTGCTTCAGATAGTAATGAAGAAGTGGCAGCAGATGAAGATATTACAGAAGACGATGATGATGTAACAGCTGATGAGGATATTACAGAGGACGATGATGAAATAGTGGCAGATGAAGATGTTACAGAAGACGATGATATAACAGATGATGAAGACATAGAAACATCTGATGAAGAAACGACAGCAAGTGCAGCAGATAAAAAAGCAATGTTAAAATTCATTCGCAATATACGTCCTGTTGTAGCAAAAATGAAAGATGGAAAACAGAAAAAAGCAGTGACAGATTCTTTAATCAAAATGGTTCGTACCACTTCTGGAAAAAGTAGAACACCAAAAAAGAATGGCTATGCTGCCATTATGAAAGTAAAACAGAAGCGTAGCACACAATTTATAACACAAGACAGCAAAAAATATGATGACAGTCAATTAGGAAAAGAAATTGCAAAACAAAGAAATCCACATTATAAAACAAAATAAGGAGGAAAAACAATGTCTGGAAAAGCAATAGGAAAAAATTTTGATTTAGGTTATGCAGGAAATGTTTCAAGAGATAGAGATAATATTATTGTTTCAAGAGTAGTAAAGCAAGGAGAACAAGATATATTGTTTGGACAAGCTGTGGTATTGAATGAAGATAATACAATACAAAAAATAGGTGAGGAAAATACACAAGAACAATGTATTGGTATTGCGATAAGGGAAGTGAAACAAACAACAAATTATTTTACATCAGAAGGAGCATATCATCAAGGCGATGCTTGCAGTATTTTAACAAGAGGCAGCATTACGGTAAAATGTAATAAAGGCACACCCAAAGCAGGTGGTAAAGTGTATGTTAGAACAACACAAAGCGAAAGTATAGAAAATGGTGGTGTAGGAGAATTTGAAGCAGAACAAGATACAGGTAATGTAGAGTTAGAAAATGTGATATTTACAACAGGACAATTAGATAAAAATAATATTGCAGAAATTACAATATTAGAAAGAAGAATATAGGAGGAATTACGGTATGGTAAATTTTAAAGAAGGAAATTTTCCGCAACAAATATTGAATGTGAAAGGCAGGAGAACATTAGATAGTGGTGCGATTGCTTCTGGTATGGCATTTTTAGAGGGACAGCTTGAAAAGATAGACCCTAAATTGAGAGAGCCACTTTCTCGTACTTGGTGGGCAAGGGATATTGTGGCAAAAACAGGAGGCGGTTTTGTAGAATATACTTCTGCATATGATGTTTCTTATGCTACAACAGGCGGTAACAGTAATGGCATTATGGGCGGAGAAACAAACGAATTACCTATTATGCAGGCTGATATTAGCAAAGAAATATACAAGGTATTTAACTGGGGACACGTTTTGAGAGTACCTTTTATAGACCAGCAAAAACTTCAAAAAATAGGTAGAGATTTAGAAAGTATATTAAACAATGGCTTAAAATTAGTATATGATAAAACATTAGACATCAATGTATATGAGGGTTTTGCAGAATATGGTACATATGGGCTTGTAAATAATCCTAATGTTGTTACTAAAACAGCAGCAACAGCAGCAGACGGTACTACAACAGCATGGACAAAAAAGACACCAGATGAAATATTATCAGATATCAATGGAGCAATTACGGCAACGTGGGTAAATTCAGAATATGACCTATCTGGTATGGCAAATCATATTTTGATACCACCAGAACAATATAGCACATTAGTAGAAAGAAAGGTATCTAATGACGCAAGTAAATCTATATTGACTTATTTATTAGAAAATAATATAGGAAAAGAACAAGGTGTTACACTTTTTATTGGTCCTTGTCCATTTTTGAAAGGAGCAGGCACAGGTGGTACAGATAGAATGATGGCTTATGTCAATGACGAAGACAAAGTTAGATTTTCTATTACAGTACCTATGACACGTTTACAAGTAGAAGCTTCTGTAACACAATTATCTTATTTATCTGCATTTGTGGCACAATTCGGACAGGTAGAATTTTTATATTTGCAACCAGTACAATATATTGATGGTATTTAAAAGGAAGGGGTAGAAAAATGAGAATATTTACAAAAAAAGCATTTCAGTTTGAAAAACAAAATGTACCACCAGTCATTACAAAAGCAATGGCATTTCAAAATGTACCAGATTGGGTAAAGAATACTCTTCTTTTTGAATTAGCATTGAAAGATGGTTCCGTACAAGTGCTTGCAGACACCAAACAACAAAAAGAACTTGAAAATGATGGTATGACAGAAGAAGAAAAAGAATTGAGAGAACAAGCAAAACAACTTGATATTAAAAAATGGCAAACACTAGGCATTACGAAATTGAAAAAAGAAATTGCAGAAAAACAAAAACAGTTGCAACAGAAAGAACAAAATGAAGAACTTCCAGAAAAAGAGGAAGAACAACAAGAACAAATACCAGCACAATAAAAGTAGGTGATGGAGTATGAGATGTATTTGGAAAGGCGGAGAAAATCCGCCTTTTACACTTGCTGATTTTTTAAAAAGATACCCTCAATTTGAAACCATATTACCAGAAGAAACCATACAAATGTATTTAGATTTTGCCCATCACTGTATTAAATATTCTCGTTGGAGAAATGGTTTTGAAATTGGTATAGGACTTTTTGTAGCACATTTTTGTACACTTTATTTGCAATCAATTAGTGATAGTAGTGCACAAGCTGTTATCAATGCAGGACAATCAAAGGGACTTGTAACAAGCAAAACAGTAGATGGTGTTTCAGTAAGTTACGATTATGCAACAGCATTGCAAGGTTTATCAGAATGGGGAGGTTGGACAATGACTATCTATGGAACACAATTAGTAATGCTTGCAAAACTATATGGCAAAGGTATGTTTGTAGTGCCATAAGGAGCAACAATTATGGAAGTATTTGAATTTTTAGCAGAAGTAAGAGAAACAGACAAACAATTACAAGCTGTTCAAAAAAGTATCAAAGAGTTGAAAAAAATAGATGTGCTTGTAGGTATACCTCAAGAAGAAGCAGGCAGAGAGCAAAACGATATTACAAATGCAGAACTTTTGTATATTCATACAAATGGTTCTCCTGCAAACAATATTCCTCCTAGACCTGTTGTAGAGCCAGCAATACAAGATAGCAAAGAAGAAATTGGTACATTGTTAAAAGAGGCAATATTAAAGGCATTAGAAGGAGATACAGGCGGTGCGATGGCTGGTATGGAAAGAGCAGGAACACAAGGAGAAAATGCCGTAAAAGGCTGGTTTACCAATCCTAAAAATGGCTGGGCAGAAAATGCAGAAAGCACAAAAAAGAAAAAAGGAAGCAGTAAACCATTGATTGATACAGGACAATTAAGGAAATCTATTACTCATGTTGTAAAAAAGAAGGGATAACAATGATTGATGTGTCAGAATTGATAAAAGACAGTGATTTTGCAACAGAATATATAGTACATAGAAAAAAAGGTATATGGGAAAAAGGACGATTTCATTTTAAAGAAGAACAAACAATACATTATATTGGTGTGGTACAACCAGCTACAGAAAAAGAGTTAGAGCAATTAGACATAGGTGACAGACAAAAGTTTATTATGAAATTTTTATGTGCCTATCCAGATGAAATATTTGTAACACAACAATATGAACAAGAAGAACTGTTTTCAGATGTCATAGAATATTTAGGAAAAAAATATAAAGTCATAAAGGTCAAAAATTGGCAATGTTCTGGAGGATATTGCAGGGCTTTTGCTGTGGAGGTTGACGAGAATGGAGCAGATTAAAACAGTAGAAGAAATAGAAGATATATTTCGTGTTGCAGTATTTATGATATGGAATAGCAATCCAGAAGAAAAGCAAAATCAAAAAAGAATACGCTTTCCTTGGGGGTCTGATATAAAAAATAAACAATCAGACACTACACCTACATGGAAAAGAGAAGAAGATGTATGTTTCATATATGAATTACCACAAGATGGCAGTTACAATGGATTAAGTGATGTTACTTATGAGTTAGACGAACAAAAAAGAGATTTTATAGAAGTAGATGAACATACAGATATTCATACAGTACTTTTTGCAAATTATGGTCCTAATGCTTATGAATGTGCTAGAGATATTAGAGATGGCTTTAAAAGAGAAAGAATACGAGAATATTTGAAAAGACATCATTTTTTTGTTGTTCCGCCAATTGCAGCAATTAAAAGAGTACCAGAACTTATTAATGGGCAATGGTGGAATAGAGTTGATGTAACAGTAATATTTAATGAATATGTTAGAAGGGAAGAAGCAATCAAATCTATAGAAAGTGTAACAGTAACAGCAACGACAGTAACAAATGGAAAGGAGCTAATCAAAAGTGTCAAATCTGAAATTAGATGATATTGTAAAAGTAATTGTCAATTTATCTCCTAAAGCAGCAGTCAGAAAAGGATTTAATGTTGCGTTGATTATAGGAGATAGTAACGTCATACCATTAGAGAAAAGAGTTGTTGTATATAGTGGATTAGAGGAAATGACAGAAGCAGGATTTACAGAAGATATGCCAGAATATCAAGCTGCACAGTTGTATTTTTCAGCAGAGAAAAAGCCAAGTCGTTTGGCAGTAGGCAGACGATATAAAATAAATGATGAATTAGAGGAAGTAGAAGAAATAGAAACAGAAAATGAAACAGAAACAATATTACAAGCGTTGCAGGCTTGCAGAGCAAAAAATACAGATTGGTATGCAGTAAGTTATTGTGGTGCAACAAAACAGGAAATATTAGATATTGCAAGCTATGTAGAAACAGCATATCCTTCTTGTGTGCAATTTTTTACAACAAATGATAGTGACACAATAGAAGGAATAGAGGGAAATGTATTTGAGATATTGAAACAAAAAAGTTATCGCAGGAGTATAGGACAGTATTCTCGAACACCATACGCTGTTGTTTCTATTATGGGCTATGCTATGGGAGCAAATACAGCAACGATAAATAGTGCTTATACACTCAAATTTAAAACAGAAGTAGGTGTGATACCAGATGATTTAACAAGCCAGCAGGTAACAAATTTAGTAAAAAATAATGGTAATTATTATGTCAGTCGTGGAAGCGATGACGCTTATAATATGTTTGAAAATGGTGTTATGGCAGATGGTACTTGGTTTGATGAGATATTGAATTTAGATATGCTTGCAAACAATATGCAGATGTCTATAATGGATTTATTAAAAAGCAGACCTAAAATACCACAAACAGAAGCAGGCGTATTGTCTATTAAATTGGCAATTAAGTCTGATTTAGATAAGGCGGTAAGAATTGGATTTATTGCACCAGGTGTATGGAATGGTCCTGATATATTAGAATTATCGCAAGGAGATACTATGCCAGAAGGATATATGATATTGTCAGAACCTATTTCAGAACAAAGTCAAGCAGATAGAGATGCTAGAATGGCACCACCTATTTATACTCCTCTAAAATTAGCAGGTGCAGTACATTCTGTAGTATTGCAAATTGATGTAAATAGGTAATCTTTAATAATAAAGGAGATGAGAAAATGCATCACAGTACATATGCGTTTGAAGATTTATCTGTAACATTATCACACCCATCAGTGGGGCAATTTGTTTTTCAAGGTACAGGACTAGGTTCTATTACGTTTGCTATGGCAAATGACTCGTCTGCACATGATGTTGCTTCAGATGGCTCTGTTATGACATCAAAAATAAGGGCTGGAAATGGTACTGTTACCATATCAGTACAACAGACATCACAAGCAAATCAATTTTTAAGAAAGATGTTTAATTATTTATATACAGCATCTTCTGCAGAATGGGCACAAATATCGTTGATGGCAGAAAGCAAAGTAATGGGCGTAACACATACAGCAACAAATATGTCATTTCAAAAGAAACCAGACGGAGCATATCAGCAGACAGGACAGCAAATTTCATGGGCATTTTTAGCTGGAGATTTGCAAGAATATTAAAAGGAGTGTTTTAGTATGAATGGAAATACAAAAACAATACAAGTAGAAGAAAGAACATTTCTCATTAGAAAAATGAATGCAAAATGTAGTTTGAAGCTGGCAAAAACGATATTAGCAAAGGCATTGCCAGCTTTTTCTATGTTCTTTGAAGAAAAGAAACAAAAACAAATAGAAATAGTAAAAGAAAATGAACTGTTTTTAGCAATACAAAATTGTCTTGATACATTAGAAGATAAAGATTTAGACAAAGTAATTGATACCTCTTTACAGCATTGCAGCGAAATACTTCCAGCAGGTACAGCAAATGTTTTAAATATAGATGGTACTTATGGTGTAACAGGAGTAGATACAGATGTGATATTGACATTGCGACTTGTTACAGAAGTATTAGTGTTTAATTATGAAGGTTTTTTCGACGTAAGCCTTTGGCGTTCCAAGTTCAGTCCAGTTGTGGATATGTTCAAGCAAAATGTGAAAATGTAGAGGATATGTTGTATGCTCCTGTGTTGGCTGGATATTGGAAACAATATGAAATTTGGGACGGAACATATACATTAGATGATTTACTGGATATTACAGAAGTAATGATTGTAAAAAATGAAAATGAAAGAAGAGAACAGGAATATATGGAGCAAGAAAGAGAGGTGAGAAAAAATGCCAGCTTCTGAATATATTAAGGAATATCTTGTATCACTTGGTATGCAGGATAATTTTACTGAAAAGTTGGGAGAAGCACTTGAAGAAGCAGATGAAGAAGTAAGTAGTTTTGCAAAAGGATTTGCAAAACATTTTGCCATTGCAGGTACAGCAGTATTTTCATTGATTGGAGCAACCAGTGTAGGAATAGCAAAATTTTTAAATCATATCGCAAATGCAGAACAAGAAGTAGCAGATTATGCAGAAGAAATAGGAAAAAGTCGAGAAGAAGCCTATCGCTTAAAAACAGCACTTGACGCTATGGGCGTATCTATGGAGGATATTGAAGCAAGCGAAGAATTGCAGGAACAGTTTAAAATATTGCAAGAAGACGCACAAAAAATACAAATACCAGATATGTCTACAGGAGTACAACAAGTAAGTGATATGAAAGTAGAATTTTTAAGGTTGAAACAAGTAGGTATGCTTGCACTTACATGGATAGGACACTATACTATGAAATACTTACATCAACCTCTTGAAAAAGCAAAACAGCTTTTTGGAAGTTTAAATGATGTC